GGATTACGAGGGTAAGAGGAGCATCTCATTAAGCGCAAAAACGCATAAGAGTACCGACCCCTACCTGTCTTGGCTGGCAGTGGTTATGGAGGACTGAAGATGGGGGGATTTGGTGTAAGTGCCACGCCCTGATCGTAGTCAGTTTAGAGGGGGGGATAGTATATATTCCCTCCGAGGTAGCCTCTCAGTTTTATCATGGATATTGAATTCTGTCCATCGATTTCTAGTTTATTTACCAACCCCGATTATAATGGTTGTGCAGTGACACTTATAATGTTATAACAAGCGACATAGACTATGGCTCCAGACAAGAGAGCAACCCCTACCCAAGTCATCAATTTGATCTACATCCGTGCCGCTATTGAGGCGAATACCGGAGTAAAACTATCATTAGAACAAGTTAGACAGTACTTAGTAGAGGAGGGCTTAATCAGTAAAAGGCAAGCTCAGACAAAGGCCCCAATATTCAATGGGTACGCCGAATATTTTGCGTCTGATGATTTTGCTATTGAAGACAAACCCTCTGAACGTCCTACGGCACACGACTTAGATTATAAGTCCAGTTGAGGTGATATGTCTGACGCAGAGGAAGGCGATTACGACAATGTCTGGGACATCTCATATGTCTACGAAGACAATCAAATTACAAAAGCCGAGGCGGAATTGTCTGCTTGGCTAGAGCATAAGCTTAATGAGGGCCTATGTGTTACTCGCCTAACCGGAATATTAGAATTTGCTAAGTTGACCATGATGGTAAACGCCATCGACTTGGGTATTGAATATGAGGACGATGAATAAATGAAAATTTCAAAAGCAAACTGTGGAGCATCAGTAAAACCCGCCTACTACATGGGGGGCTACATGAAGCCGCATACGTCAAAATTCGGTAAGTCAGATGAGTCTAACGAAGAAGCTCAGAAAAAGGGCGGTGGACAACAAACGTACAGCAAGGGTGGCTACTCTAAGAAGAAAAAGAAGTAGCTTCTTCTAGGAGAATTCATGACCGAATTAACCCAAAAACAAGAAGCATTCTTAGACGCTCTTACAGGCGATGCGAGAGGGAATATCCGAGAGGCTATGAGGGCCGCCGGTTATTCTGATAACACGCGCATAAACGAAGTAGTGGGCCCGCTTAAAGATCAAATAATAGAGCGGTCTAGCCTACTTTTAGCGATGAATGCCCCCAGAGCCACATTTAGTATGGTCGATGTTCTTATTGATCCAGGTGCTATGGGAGCAAGAAACGCCGTGTCAGCGGCGGCGCAAATTTTAGATCGGGCGGGGATAGTTAAGAAGGAGCAGTTAGAAGTAACTGGCCCAGACAATGCTATATTTGTACTACCCCCTAAACAGAGCCCCGTAGATGACTCAACAGAAGCCGAGTAAGGACAACTGGCCTGATCGGACTAGGCCAAACGCCAATGCAAAAATTCCTTATGGCTATAGACACAGTGAAGAAGACCCTTTGGTCTTGGTGGCAGACGATGAAATCGTGGGCCTTGTGGATATGGCGATGGATTACTTGGACGCTGGACACTCCTATCGTGAGGCAAGTGCTTGGTTGTCTGAAAAGTCAGGCGTTAAAATCAGCCATCAAGGTCTTGCGAATATTTGGAAGAGGTGTCGCGGCACTGAGACTCCGCGCATCAAAGAGCTTAACAAGACAAAAAGAAAGCGCCAACCGAAGACAGCAGATGATAAACAACGTCTTGCCCTTAAAAGAAAAGAAGCAGGAGCAAAGCGAAGTCTAACTGTAACTAAGAAGAAGTTAGATAAATTAGCAGAAGGAGAGGCGCTCCCGAGCAGACCACACTCCCCAGATCTCAGTTTTTCGGATAGTTTAGATTTTGAGCCCCCAGAAGTACAATCAAGGGAAGTTATATTCAGCCCTAACAAAGGGCCACAAACAGAATTTTTGGCGGCATCAGAAAGAGAAGTCTTGTACGGCGGTGCGGCGGGCGGAGGAAAAAGTTACGCCCTCCTCGCAGACCCCATGCGATACTTCGCAAACCCAGACTTCAACGGGCTGATACTGCGTAAAACCACAGACGAATTGCGAGAATTAATTTGGAAATCGCAAGAGTTATACCCCAAGGCATTTAAGGGGGCGAAGTGGCAGGAGCGTAAAAGCCAATGGATTTTCCCTAGTGGGGCGAAACTCTGGATGAGTTACCTCGACAGGGATGAAGATGTTTTAAGGTATCAGGGCCTCGCCTTTTCGTATGTGGCCTTTGATGAGTTGACGCAATGGGCGACAAGCTTCGCGTGGACATACATGCGTTCTCGCTTGCGTACAACAGATCCTACTTTGCCGGTATTTATGCGGGCGACAACTAACCCAGGTAATGTTGGGCATAGTTGGGTTAAGAAGATGTATGTAGACCCTGCTCCGGCAGGGAAAAGTTTCGATGCAACTGACCCAGATACTGGTGAGGTTCTGCGTTATCCGGACGGGCATCAAAAAGCCGGAGAAGCCCTTTTTCAGCGGCGGTTTATACCCGCTACTTTGAAGGATAACCCGTATCTGTATGCAGAGGGGGATTACGAGGCCAACTTGCTTTCTTTGCCAGAAATGCAAAGGCGGCAGTTACTAGAGGGCGATTGGGCAGTTAGCGATGGCGCGGCTTTCCCTGAGTTTCGGTTGGATCACCATGTGGTCGAGCCGTTTGATATACCTAAAGAATGGCGGCGTTTTAGATCCTGCGATTACGGGTACTCTAGCTATAGCGCAGTCCATTGGTACGCTATAGATCCGAACTTTGAAACTCTCCTCGTATATAGAGAGTTATATTTGTCAAAGCACACCTCCAGAGATTTGGGGGCCGCAATTATAGAGGCGGAAAAGGGCGAAGAAATCGCCTACGGGGATTTAGACAGTTCGTGCTGGCATCAACGGGGACAACTGGGCCCGAGTATTGCTGAAGAAATGATTAATATGGGTGTCCGGTGGAGGCCCAGTGACCGAACCAAAGGTTCGCGTGTCGCGGGCCGAAACAGATTACATGAGCTTTTGAAGTACAACGAAGACACTCAGATGGCTGGTATAATGTTTTTTGATACATGCCGACAGATAATCGCTGATCTTCCGGTCATTCCTAATGATCCAAAGGGCGGTGACGATATCGATGTACGATACAAGTCCGACCATACCTTCGATTCACTACGGTACGGAATAATGACCAGACCTCGCGCTATATCAATTTTTGAAGAGTGGGGGAGTAAACCAGACACAGGCTGGAAACCGGCTAGTGCGAACTTTGGGTATTAGATATGGCGATAATGGATAAACCTACAGAAAAAGAAATAGACTCGATTGAGATGGATATTAGATCCCCTGCTCACTTAGAGGAGGGTGACGATGTTGCCGCAGAAAATGCGGAATTGTCTGGGGTAATTGGCTGGATAGATAGTAGATTTAATAAAGCTAACGATGCCCGCTAAAAGGACGAAGAGCGGTGGCTCAGATCCTATCGAAACTACCGAGGTTTATACGGCCCAGAAGTCCAATTTACTGACACAGAAAAAAGCAAAGCCTTCATCAAAATAACAAAGACTAAGGTTTTAGCGTCCTACAACCAAATCGTAGATGTACTTTTTGCCGGAGGGAAGTTTCCGGTAGGTGTTGAGGCTCCTTTTACCGGAGTCGGGGATGTTGCAGACGCGGTTCATTTTGAGGCTTCTGCCGACCCAGAAACTATAGCAAAGCCGAAATCGCGGCCGAAAGGTCAAGCTAATACAACAAGAAAAGATCTAATTGACCGAGTAGGCCCACTTCAGAGTGAGCTAGAGAGGGTACAGGACGAATTAGTAGACGGCGTGGGTCTTTCTCCAACCGCCATGACTTACGAGCCTATTAAGAAAGCGGCTCAGAAGATGGAGAGAATGATCTACGACCAACTGGAAGAGTGTGAGGCTAGTAAGCATCTTCGCAGTGTGGCGTTTGAGATGAGCCTATTTGGAACAGGGGTAATCAAAGGGCCATTTGCCCACGATAAAGAATACCCAAGGTGGAGTGAGACAGGTGAGTATGACCCTGAGTTTCGCGTAGTCCCAAAAGTAGAGCATGTATCGATCTGGGATTTTTATCCCGATCCAGATGCTCGTACTATGAACGATGCAGAATTTACTATTCAGCGACACCGTATGAGTAGAAGCCAATTGCGTCAGCTAAAAAAGCGACCACATTTTAGAGAAGAATCGATTGAGTTAGCGATTGAGATTGGTGAAGATTACGACAAAGAATATTGGGAAAGTGCCCTAGAGGATAACTCCAGTGTTGGTGGTGATGTTGATCGGTTCAAGGTTCTTGAATATTGGGGCGTAATTGACTCTGAGATTGCTGAAGAAGCAGAGATCGACATTCCAAAAGAGTACCAAGACAGAGATCAAATACAGATCAACGCATGGATTTGTAATGGTCAGATTCTGCGTCTGGTCTTAAACCCTTTTAGTCCTTCTCGCATACCGTACAGCGCCGTCCCATATGAAGTTAATCCATACTCGTTCTTTGGTGTGGGCTTGGCCGAGAACATGGAAGACACGCAAGAAATTATGAATGGCTTTATGCGAATGGCAGTAGATAATGCCGCCTTGTCATCTAACCTATTGATTGAAATAGATGAAACTAATCTAGTCCCAGGCCAGAACCTTTCTATACACCCTGGCAAAGTATTTAGGCGGCAGTCAGGAGCCCCAGGCCAAGCAATC